TATGCTCCTAATAACTCAAAGTTGATGTGCCGATTATACCAAACAAGCTGCTGCCGATGATGAAGCCATCCGCAATAGGTTCAAGCGTTGTTACTGTTGCTGTCATGCGGTTGGGAGTTATATCCCACTTTAGCCCTTGAACCTGTAGCGTCTTAACGATAGTCGAGCCATCAGGCTGGACATTGGTTATCTCTACATTGTCAAAGAACTCAAGCTCAATCATGGTATCTGTTGGTACTGCTGCATCCAGTAAATCAACTGTCATCGCGTCTATGCGGATTGTGGTCTCCTTGCGGGTTGCCACATATTCACGCGCCACATTCAGGACAATATCGTCTGTCTCTGCCACTAGGTCAGGACGATTAAGGCTGTGTGGGAAGTACTTGGCAATGGAGTCGTTATCGAATACTTCCTGCGTTGTGCCGCCGCCATAGCGAGTAAAGGTCACATCGTTAATAATCAGCTTGTCATCGAAGGCGAACTGTAGGTTCTTGTATGGGATGCCTGTGGTTTGGTTGAACTGGGTGGCAGTTGTGCCGATTGACTGGACTACCTCGGTGCGGTTTTTATAAATGGCAGTACCTTCTGCATCCATATAGAAAGCGCCCATGCCCTCGGAGAACTCTGCGTTCTTCATGGCTTCTAGGCTTGTGCGGGCTGTAGCGGGATCAGCAATACAGGTGCTAAGTCCTGTCGAGATAGAACGCATCGAAGAAGGGAACTCAATGTAGTCCAGAATCTTGCCTATGCGTGTGCCTGTGTCCTGCCCTGCTGCTGTATCTGGGATGGTCTGGACGTTAGCCATGTTGAATAGGCGAAAGGCATCTGTAGCAATGATGTCCACATAGCCAGTCTCTTGCCCTTGTGGGTAGGTGTACTTGTAGTCCTGCACATAGCCGCTGAAGAGCCATGAGCTTGTAGTTGAAGTTGTAGCAGATACACGAATCTTGCGGAGTGGCGCTAACTTGCCAAAGTAAGGCGATGCTGTGTTCTGTGGGTTGAAGTCAGAGTTAGGGTCTAATACTCGGATTGTGGCGTTGCCAGCCTCGTAGGTATCGCGCATGATGTTGCGCCCTCTGTTGATAGAGATGTTGTAAACATTAGGAGTTAAATCAACTACTGGGATGATTGTCTCATCTGTACCAAAGCGGCTGACCCCAATGACTCCGTAGGTTGGGTCTCCAATAACAAAGCCAGTACCAAAGGTCGCTCCGCTTGAGAAGTCGAAGGATACGTTGATGGTTGCGGGTAATGACATTACCAGCCGCCGATTCTGCGTTCTACGTTAGCGGATGAGCCAGAAAGTGCAGCTACGTTGAGTCCGCCGCGAATCTCGTCTATAAGGCTTTGAGATGTAGTGACTGAACCAGCGACATTGACTACGACTGTCGAGCCGCCAGCGCCGCCTCTAGGATCAACGAATACATCTGTGTTAAGCGGGTTGCCTTGCCCATAGGTAAAGTTGCCAGTTGGTACTGTGTAGCGGAAGTTAGCCATCTGGAACTGCATGCCAGCAATGCGAGCAGCTTGTGACTCAATGCCATCGAGAAAGGATTTCCATGCCTCGAATGGGTTTTTAGCAGATGGAAGGTCTGCAAGGAACTTGGCTAGGTCTGTTCCTAAACCTTGTGAAACCGCCAGTTCTTTAGTGAGTCTCTGAACCTCGTCCACGTTCTCTGTGGCAAGCGCCAATTGCAATTCTAAACGCCTACGATCTTCCTTTGAGATGTTGCCCTTGAGAGCAGCGATAATCTGAATCTGGTCTAAATCAAAGATAGTGCCGGCCTTCTTAAGTGCGTTTTGACGCTTCTGCTCGGCTGTAAGAGCCTTTGTAGATGCCACCTGCTTCTTCGTTAGGGATGCAACTTCCTTGGCTCTCTTAGCGGCTGCTGCCTCTGCATCGCGCTGCTGGCGTGTGCGCAAGGCTGTACCTGCTGGAGATGCTGAACGCCCAGAAGATACTGTCGGCGCTTGGTCAAACCTTCTAACGAGTGCGCCATCTCCACCTGTAAGCCCACCAAAGGAAGTAAGGAAGTCGAGACCTTTGTAAAGCATACGCAAGCCGTTTATCGCTTGTGCTGTAGCCATAGTAATCGCGTTGATGCCCTTGGCGATATTGTCAATAGTCTTGGCTGCATCGCTGGCTTGTGAGCCACCGCCAAGGACTGCAAAGGCATTAACCAAGCCCTCGCCGATTGACTCCTTGGCTCGCTCTGATGAGACGCGCAACACGTCCATCTTAAATGATGTAGTGGTCAGGTAGTCCTGCGCTGCGCCAGCAGACTTGGCTAGCATGATGCCTAGAATCTCGTTAAAGCTCTTGGTCTGTAGTTCTGCGCGGGTAAGTCCTGTGTTGTACTTGATGAGCCCGCGAGTAATCCCGACATAGCCCTTGCCTAAATCTGCGGTGACTGTGGCTAAATCCACGCCTGATGCGCGGCTTATCTGAATGGCATTGTTAAGAAGCTCTTGAGACTTGGTAAGTGATCCAGTTATGTTGAGCAAAGATTGAAACGATGGACGAAGTACGTCATCTGATATTGCTGCGCTTTGCTCTAGACCAGATATGAAATCAGCCACTTGAACCTTGGAAAAGGAAAGCCCAAGATTATCTACTGCGCTGGATAGTCTGCGAGCCGCTGCTTCATCCTCTGCAAAAGCTTTAACTGCTGCTTTGCCATAGGCTGCCATGGCTGATGCACCAAGGGTAATACCGAGGGTCTTGCCAAGCTGCTTGACTGTCTTGTCTAAGCGAAGGGCTGCATTATCAGCATCCTTAAACGCCTTCTTGCCAACGAACTCTGCTGCTAAATCTATCCGTAAGTCAGCCATTACACCTTCTCCTTAGTCGCATTAAACTTTGCTGCGCTGTTTTCGATGGCTTTGATAACTGCTGCCTTGGCTTTGCCTTGATCCTTTTCGTATGCCCTGTACATGGCGCGACCTGTCATCTTCTGCTTATCGCCTACAAGCTGACCGCTAAAGCGTGGACTGAAGTTACCTTGGATGCCGGACTTGCGCCCTGCGGTCTCATAGATAGCACCGCCAGCAGACTTGTTAAAGATAGACGCTAAAGCTCTAAAGCCTGAACGATTAGGCTTGCTAGGTGATGACTTGTAACTGATGCCACGCTTGGCAATAATCGCGTCATACATTGGGAATCTGGCAGTCTTGCGAGGACGCTGTACAAAGCCTGATGGTACTTCTGAATTGCTAGGCATGAAGCCTCTAGCATCCTTGACCAAAGGTTTTAAGAATCCTGCTATCTGCTTTGTGGTCTCTTTGGCTAGGTCAGGCTCAAACTGGCGCAAGGCTTTACGAAGTGCGAGGACGCCTTGTACCTTTGTTGGCATCGCTTCGCTCCTTCGCTATCTCGTTTAATACCTGTATATGAGCTTTGAAAGCCATCGGAGAAAGTTCCACGATGGTGTTGAACGGAACTCCATACTCGAAACTTAATCTAGTTGCGAGATAGGTGACGGAGTTCCGATCTACCCTAAAGGGTCAGACTCTAAGACCTCAACTGACTTGAGTGTCTCTAAGAATTGTTCCCCGAAAGGCTTGACTGTTTCACCCGAACGTCTAATTGCTTCCCAGCAGAGCCAGTACACGTCTGACTGCTTCTGATCTTCAATCAGGGCTTTGTGAAAGCCCTTCTTGGCGTATTGCTCAAAGCTGTACTCTAGTAGCGGAGTAATTTCATACTCGTTTACCTGTCCGTCAGCCCTTGTTACTTTGAGTTTTGCCATTTTTAGCCCCTTACTTAGTTAATTATGGTGCGGTTGTAACTGCGATAGTACCATTCACGTTCCAAGTTACGGACTGTGTAGAGATGTCTCCAACTGCCCCGTTAATTGGTGTTGTGTTGTTTACTAGGCAGCTCATTGTGTAGAGCGGGTTAGTTGCAGATACTGTTGCAGAAGTCTGCTTTACTGTAACTGTAGTGCTAGTTCCCCATACTGCCTGCAATGTCTGGAGTGTCTTAGATGTTGCTTCATCGTTAAAGAAGTCAATCGTGATAGATGATGCTTCAAGACCCTTGACGTACTTGTGTCCTGAATCGCCCATTGCTGTGACTTCGAGTTCATCGAATGATCGGTTGATTGTTACTGCTGAAACTAGGTTTGAGAGGTCTACCGCGTTTACAGTAAGAACCACTCCGTTGCTTAGATATACTGACACGGCTTATTCCTCATCT